ACTGTTACCTAGTACACTACTATCAAAACCAAATTTAGCAGTTGTATCGGCTAATGTAGGCCCTCCTACATACTCTGTATGCCATACTATGCCCATGTCCGCACTTGTAATTTGCTTTGCTAAATCACTACTAGTAGGAATAGCATATACAATAGTATTAGGTTTAAATACTAAACATTCTTCCCCATCTATAGTTACTGTTTCTAAATCACTTTTAGAAAATAACATATCACCCTGTGCAACTGTATTCCAAGTTAATCCTTTCAAACTTTTTAATGCTAATTTTAATTTATCTTGTAGGCCTTCAGAAGGATGATTTTCTTCTATATCTTTATCTGTAAAATTTATTTTTGGCTTCTGTGCAAATACACCTTTAGTACCTACAAAAAATTTACCTGTTGCAGGATCTTTACCAGCAATCACGGCAGGTGCTCCGTCCCATTTAGTTGTCATGCTTACAGGTTTTTCTGAACTTCCATCTAGCATTTGTTGTAGGCTGTATAGATAATTTATGGCTTCTTTGGCGCCTTGATATCCTTTATTAAAAATATTATCTTCCAAATGCTCTAAGTGAGTATTTTTATTTTCTGCTTCTAATATTATTTCCGTAATTAAAGGCTTAGATATTTCATTAAATTTCATATCCAGTCCTCTAAGATATTATTTGATCTCTAGCAGAAACAATAATTTTAAATAGTTCTTCGTCACCACCTTCTTTGTCAGGATGATACATGGAACTTAATGCTTTAAAATTCCTGTCTACTTCTTGATCTGTAGCATCTTGTTTTAAGCCAAGCATTTTGTATGGGTCACTAAATAAATTTTGACCGCTAGGAGTCATCTTCCTATTAAACCTTATATTTCTAACAGCAAGTTTTATTTTTTGCCTAAGTTCCATTTTATCTATGCCACTATAACCCTTCGAAAAGGAACTGATATCTCGTTTGGCTCCATCTTTAGATCTAGCATTATAATCTGCAGGAGTTGTTTCTGAATCAAACGGTATATACATTTTCCAAGATTTTAAAGGAAAGCCAGCAGGACTGTGGGCAGTCATGACTGTAATAACTTCACTATTTGGTTGAGGCTTTACTTTAACTTGGCCTTTAATCCACTGTCCTGGTTTCCCGGAGTCTTCTTGTCCAATATAATAGAAGATGTCATTTACATTCACATCATTAGTATTCACAACCTTTAACTTTGCCTTATCACCACTTTTCATAGACAATATACTTAAATCCCTTTTACCGCTCAAGTCTGTAGATTGTCCTCTTAGAAGATTTTTATAATCTTGTCCTTTTTTATCGTTAGGTATTGGCTCGTAAGAATAAGGCACTAAATTAGTAGTACTATTGTCATTTTGTTCCGGGTCACTCCCTGGAGGTCTGGTTTGTGTACCTTTAGTAGTATTGTCTCCAGATTCTCCTTTCTTTTGTTCTGGTTTAGGTTTAGGACCAAAAAGCATATCAGTAATTTTTCCTGGTAAGCCTCCTCCGGAACCCGGTGCTATTAATAATCTACCTAATAAATCTCCTACTTCACCACCACGTCTTCCACCAAAATTTCTAGCACTAACTTGACTATCCTGTCCTAGTCTACCACCTTTTTTTAGCCAGTCTGGAAGTCCTTTAGTGACCCAGGTTAAAAACTGTTCTTTATACGTTGGATCTAATTCTCTTTGTCCGTCTGGTTTAAATCCATAGTTTGCCATCAGTGTAGCATTTAGTAAACTGTTTTTGTCTACTTTTTGTTTAGTACTTTTATTAAACCAAAGATTTAACTTATTATCATAAATATATTCTTGTTTGCCATATTTAAAAGTTTGTTTGTCTTTAATTGGTTGTGTTTCAATTGCAGGTTTAGTATCACCCTTTTTGCGGTCAATTTCTCTTCCTGCTTTTTCCACATAGTGACGCCATCTTCTTGAATACTTGGTTAACCGTTGTTTACCATCTTTATCTAGAAATGGATTTCCTTCGTCATCTTCGGAAGGTTGCGGTTTTAAAAATATCCATTTTTTATTTTTGAAACGATCACCTTGTCCGGGAGTTTTCTCAGTCTTTATATTATATGACCAATTTTGTAATCTTTTATCCCATTTATAAACAATATTTATTGGTTCCTCTTTATCAGTTAGATCACCATCTTCTGTATGCCCATCAGGTATTTTAGCCATTTCAAGTTCGAAGTTAGTAAAATCTTCAAAGACATTTATATTGTTTTTCTTTTGAATTAGATCATTAATCTGCATTACTTTCTCGTTGGGATTCTTTTATAACTTTTGTTATACCCCTGGAGAATTTTTTGCCATCTCGACCTTTAATGCTGTTGACTAGTCTATTTGTAAGATCTTTTGCTGTTGCAGGATCGTAAAACCGATCTATCTGCTCTAATAAACTAATAGCACTGGCAATAACATGTTCTCCCCTATTAGAAACGACATGATTCCTATCACGATCGACTGAAATCTGATTTAGTTCTTCTAATATACTGCGAGTTTTCTTCACATCATCTCCAAAAAATATGTATAATGCTATTTATCATTTATATGTCGTTCTTCTTTAAGAACTCTCGCATGTTCATTGCCTGAGAGACTGTATCCTGTGCTGACTGTTCCTCTGCTTTAATACTATTGCCTCTTTTTAGTTGTTCTACAAGATTTCCTGTAGTTACTGTCATTGCATCCTCATCACCTTCTTCTAAGTCTACTATTCTTAATGTATCTGGATCAAACTTTAAGTCTACTTTTGTACCTACACCACTACTAGATCTTGTTTTCATAAACTGTATTTGATATCTACCCTTTTCTCGCATAGCATTACTTGTAAATATACCCACAACATTATCTGCTGTTTGTATTTTACTAATACCACCTGCAATATGATGATGATCAAATTCTATTTCTTCTACTGCTCCTCTGTTTAACTGAGAAGCCGTTACAAACAATAAGTCTTTTTCCATTGCTAAGTTACGCAACTCTTCAGATACATACTTGTCTTTAATAAACAAATCACTGCCACTTACCTTTGCACTAATAGGCATCATTAAATCCAAATAGTCTACAAGTAAACAATCTACTTTTTCACCACATGCTATTTCATATTCTCGCAAAAAGACTCTTATATCATTTACATTAACACCGTTAGGCATTTGTTTTACTCTCAATCTACCAGCACCTTTAGACTTCATACGAACTTTTAAATCCACATCGTCCATATTTTTCATTACTTCTTTTGTGCCATATCCAGATACCATACTATCTAGACGCATACTAATTAATTGTTCACTGAGCTCTAAACTAATATAAACAGTATTAAACCCTGCTAATGCCCAATTTACTGCAAAGTTCTGTAAAAACAAACTTTTACCTGCACCAGAACCACCAGCAAAGATTGTCATCTCACCTCTGTTCATGCCACCATATAGTTTATGATCTATTCCTTTCCAACCTGTACTAATTGCACCAGACTGATCTTTAATCCATTGTAATCTTTCCTTAGGATTTTCAAAGTAATCTAATCCTAAATCCTTTACTAGTCCTACTTGACTAGCATCTTTAATTTTATTTTCTACTGTACCATAGTCTTGATTTTCTAATAAGTCTGTACTTTCAATAATTGCTTTCTCTAATGCTTTATGTCTGCAAAAAGTTTCAAACTCTCTTAAAAACCAATCATGGTGATCGGAAGTTACATTTTCTATAGGTTCTAAAGTAACACCACTTGCCGCACTTACTTGTTCTGGGGTAGGGATAGAATTAAAATCAGTTGCATGACTTTGAAATAATTCAACTGCTTTTCTATATTTAATATTAAAATAAGTTGGATCTACAATATTTGCACATCTGCTGAATAAATCAGGATCACTTATTAAAAACTTTAAAAATAGTTCCTGTGTTTCCTCATTATAGTTTGTTAAATCACTCATATCTTTTCTTTATCTCACTTATTATATATCTTGAAAATTGGTTATGACCATCATTATTTGGATGACCGTCTACGTGTGTATTTTCTAAATCAACTATGTGACTCATTGGTTTTAATATATTATTGTTAGGTTGTATTAGTTCCGTTGGAATGCATTTGTTACTCATCGCTGTAATTAAGTAATTTATATTTGTGTTCTCAAAATATTGTATCATAGTATTTAACATATAAAATGTTTCATTTTTTACTTGTTCTTCTGTCCTAGTAAGTAAATTATATTCTCTAAATCTTTCCCATTGAACTCTAATTAGTTTTTGATCTATATCTTTCCTTTTATAACTTTCGTCATCAAAGTGTAAGTAGTCTCCCTGTTGTCCTAACCATAAGTCATTTATACTATTATAAAATTCGTCTCTGTAAGGATCTGTTAGTTGTAAAATTACAAGATCAACATCGTTATTTTCTAAATACTTTTTAGTTCTTCTAAATATTCTTTTATTACTACCTGCTATCCAACTTTCATTTGTAACATCGTAGGGTAAAGCATCTGGCCATGCGTACTTATTATCAGCATTATTACCATAACTAAAACTACAACCATTTATATATACTTTCATTAATGATCATGTCCTATGTGTACACCAAAAAAGTATCCTATCGCTAAAGATATAGGAACTATTATCAGTAAATCCATTAGCCAATGTAATGCTATGGCCAATGAGATTATCTCCCTCCAATGTACTTTACATACATCTGCCCAATGTTTAATTTTATTAATCATAACATTTTTGCCTTTACTTTAATTTTTAAAGCATTATCTGTAGCATGTTTTATAATACTACTAACCGTTGCCAATCTACCATAACGTTGTACAGCATCTGCGGCATCTTTACATTCAACGTGCCAAGGCGGGAAACTTACTTCCCACCCTAGTTCAGCGGCCTGCATAATTAAATCTACTCCTGCTTCGTCTCTATCAGGACATACAATTATTCTTTTACCTAACTTCTCAATTAGATGTGCCTGTTCAGGACCAACACTATTACCTTGTATTGCTATGCCATCTACCATTATAGCATCAAAGACGCCCTCTGTCACTATAACAATTTCTCTTTTGCTATCTGCAAATCTATCTATATTAAAAACATATCCAGGTTGCATTTTATGTAAGTATTTTGGTGTTTGCTTATTGGGAGGATTTATATGTCTTGCAGTCCAACCTACTAAATCACCATTGTAAGAAAAAGGGACCACCAATCTTTGCTTATATAATGACTCATCAAAATATAGCAATGGATATAGACCAATTAGTCCCCTCTCTTTTGCATATTGCCTAATAGGATGTTCTTCAGGCAAATCATCTACTGCTGTTGCAGTTTCAGGTAACTCTTCTTGTTTAAATTTTGCTAGACTATAAACATAGTCTGATGCTTCTTGTGTTTCTAAATCTTCTGCATATTTTAAAAGTTCTACAGTTACTTTGTGTATCTCTTGTTGGTCTGCACCTAATGTTAATGCTAAGTCTTTGTATTTCTTTCCTAATGCAGGACTAGGCTCCCAACCAGTTGTAAAACCGCAATTAAAACAATTATAGGATATTTTTGCACCTGTTGTAATTAATCCACCACGTTTTCTTTTGTCAGTACACATTGGACAGTCCATTGTATTCCAACCACTGGGAGTTCTACTTGTCCTAATAGGCAAGTTATCCAAAAGAAGGCGGTGCACCTTTTCAACTAAGAAGTCTATATCCATGCATTAATTATACATGATATATGCTGAAAAGTCAACTAGTTTCTAATTAGTACTTTACTGATAGTTCCTGCTGTAGGCACATGTTTTATTCTAAGCCAATTTGCATTTACTTGGAATGTTCTATGTGTTAATACTGAGGATGAAGTTAACGACACATTACTAATATCAAACCAGTCAGTACTTGCATCATCACTATTAGGAGCATTTTCTAAACAACTACCTTGTATAGTAATTTCTCCTGAATAAGAGGAAGGATAGATTGCTAAACTATGTAAAGAGTGATTAAAGTTTCTATCTGCATTACCGTACATTGCACTTGACACATATACATTACTGCCTGATTGTAAAAATGAACTAGTACTTTGTGTAGTAACTGGTTCTTCACTTACTTGGTCTGATATTTCTATTTGGAATTTAAGTCCACTATTTTGATCTGTAAATACTGGAGCATCTGTTCCATCTGCTTTAAGCATTGTTATATAGATTGTGTATAATCCTGCATCTAAATTAGCAAGGTCGCCATCATTTAAAACTAATTTTATTTGTCCTACTTTAGT